ATTCGTGATCGCCACCGCGGACGGCTGGAAGTTGCCGCTGCCCGACTCATTGCGCCATTCGTCATGGAGCTTGCGTGCCACCGCATCGGGGATGAACCCCGTGTGGCCCTTTTTCACCAACCAGGTATCGAAGTCCATGGCGTCAGTTTCCGTAGCCGACCCAGCCTTGCCCGGGGACGTAACCCTTCTGCTGCTTGCCGCCTGCACCGCCGCCGCCGGTTGCGCCACCGCCACCGCCGCCGCCCATCTGCCGATCGACGATCTGCTGGCTCATGAGCGAGCGCCCGGTGTTTTGCATGCCGATGATGCTGTCGCCGATCATGGCTTGTTGGCGGGGGGATTCGCTGAGGAAGCCTTTGATCCATTCCGGATCAAATCCCAACTGGTCGCCGTGCCGCTTCATGAAATCGCCATACGCCGAGCCTTTCGCCTCGAGCGCTTTGTTGTCGGCATACTGCCCGGCCAGGGCGCCGGCAGCTTGGAAGACCTGGTTGGTCATCTGCTGCATGTTCTCCCGCTGGTTCTGCTGGTTCTGCATTTCGATCTGCCAGAATTGTGCTGGTGTCATTTTGGTATTCTCCTTGGTATTGGTTAGTGGTTAGGACGCCAGCGCGACCGGCTTGGTGTCTGCGGCGAGTTGTTCGGCAAGGGCCGCGCCAATCACGGCCGGCTTGATCGCCAGGCGTTTCTTGCCCTCGTAGTCGATCTCCGCGACGGCTTCGGGCAGCACTTTCTGCACATCCTGCGCCATCACGCCCTTGCGCTTCTTCTTCTCGCCCTTGTAGCGATACTCGTAAGCGGGAATGCCGATTACATTCGTTGGCCCGTCGATCTTCTTGATGTCGGTCTTCTCGCGCTTGTCGGAGAGTCCGCCGGCGAGTCCTCCGATCAACCCGCCGCCAATAGCGCCGACTGCGGTGCCGATCCCTGGCACGACCGATCCAATCATCGCTCCAGAGGCCGCGCCACTGAGCGCCCCCATGCCGGCGCCGGCCATATTAAATCCGCCGCCGCCTTGGCCGCTAAAGCTGCCGCCCGAATACTGCGCCTCGAGCCCGCGGGCGCCGCTTGCCATCTGCATGGCTTGCGGGGTTATGTTGGCATACGGCGAACCCATGCCCAGGGCCATCATGGCCGGGTTGCTGCCGATGGCGAAGTTGTAGGCATCTTGGCCGAGGCCCATTCGCCGCGCACGTTCTTGCTCGGCGAGTTGTGCCGATTGCCCGAGGATACCAAGATCCTGCGCCCGGCGCTGTTGCACAAAACGGTCACGGTTGAGCAATTCGGCGGCCGCTCCGGCGTTTCCTGTTGCCATGCCACGTGCTGACATTGCCGCCCTTGCTGCCTGCACTGCTTCGCGCTGCTGCTCTGGTGTCAGCATTCCGGCACGTTCGCCGACCGAACCTTGGAGCTGCTCTTGCAAGCGGGTGTATTCCGGCGAGGAGGCACCGGCGGCGTCGAGCTGGCCGAGAAGCGCAGCGCGGCGCCGCGTTTCTTCTGGCAGCGCGGCTTCGTAGCGTTGACGCAGACTCGCATCGCCGAGCAGGCCGAGGCCGAAGTCAATATTAGCTCTGTATTGACCACGCGACGCCTCGCCAGCGGTCGTTGTCATACTCGGCAGGTATTGCTGCTGCAATTGCAGTTGCCGTTCGTAGAGTTGTGCTGATTTGCCTACATCCAGTTCTGGCGGTTTCGGTGTGCTTGATCCTCCCATGCCCATAGTTTTGTCCTCCTTAGTTTCGGTTAAATCGTTGTTGAAGTTTTTCCCAGCGGTGCGCTCGGAAGCGTCCATCGTTGCGACGCTGCCAGACCAGCCACTCCCGCGGGTGCGGCGCCGCGGTCATGATGTCCGCGATCGGATGCCGGCCATCGGTCGTCGCCGCCAGCTTGCAGACCCAAGCATTCGGTTCCCCGTCCGCGTGCAGCGTGCCGGTCGTCTCGTGCCATGTCGCCTCGTAGCCCAAGACAAACAGTGTATCCGTGCTGACAACCAGCCCGACCGGGATACAAGCCGCCACGGCCTCGATGAGCCGCTCGCCCGGACAATACCGCTCCTGCCACAGTGCGGCGCGTTCCCAGGCTTTCATGGTGTGCAGTGGTTGCCATGGAAACATTCTTAGCCCTCATACATGATGTTAATGCTGCCAGCGTCGAAAGTGTCGCTGCCGTTGACGGTTGTTAGGCGGATGCGGTCAAGCGTGCTTGCAAGTGCTATTGACCCAGATCCGAAACCGCCTCCGTTTCCAGCGCTTATCGTTGGGCCACCACCCAATGAACCGCTGCCAGCCCACGAATTGCTTGATGTGTTGGCTATGACGGCTGTGCCCCCATAAGTGTTTCCGGCGAGCATTGATCCCGTGAGCGGGATTCCAGCGGTGGTGGTTATCCCGCTCAACGAGCTGACTGCAAAACTCATGCCGCCTCCGGTATATCCCGATGTTGTTACGCCGGATGACGTTCCAAGTTGAATCAATAGGGCGCTGGTTCCAGAGGTTGAGACACCATTCAACATCACCGTTATCCGCTTCGCCCAAGACGGAATGCCGGTGAAGTCGATGCTAGTGCCGCTAGTTGAGGCTTGAGCCGTGGCAAGCGTGAGGGGTTGCGACAGCTTGGCCGGTGTGACGGCCGCGTTGGCGATGCCCGCTGTGGCGACTGTGCCGAAGCCAACGGCAGTCCCGCTGCGGCGAAACACTTCTCCGTCGTTGGCGGCGGCGATGTCGGCGGGGGCGCCAGCACTGTCGGCGCTGCGCCCAATGACCGAAAGTGCGGACGAGTGACGCAGCTTGCTATTGGTCACGCCGGTGGTGGTCGATGTGGCGTCCAAAATCTTCGCGGTCGTGATTTCGTTGTCGGCCACCACCACAGTCGGCGCTGCCGTCAGATTCAGACCTTCCGGCAAAACCGTCTCGCCGCTCACCCACACCTTGTTTGCTGTTACTGTTGCCATAGTTGTTCTCCTTAATTGTTAAGCTGCGTTCCTTGTCTCGGTCGGCGGCAGGCTCTTGGGAGATGCTTCGATGCTTGCGCTGCGGATCTCCGGCCGGCCGTTGCTCGTTTCGTAAATGATCTCTGCGGCGTGCGCCTTGTAGCGGATCGGCGACTTGGCGTTGTAGTCCTCGCGGGCTGCCGCCGTGAGCGTGCCGATGGTGTCATCCTCCACGTCCGGGTTGACCGTCTTGATCTTTGTCGTCAGCGTGGCGCCGGCCTGGATCACCACATCAGCAATGGTCCGCAAGAACCTCTTGCTGTGCATGTCGCCGAAATCGTAGCGCCGCGTGCGGATCTTGCCAGGCACCGACGCCACCACATTGACCTGGGCGCTTGGGCTGTCGTCGCCGGCGTCTTGCTGGTTGAGCAGCATGAGGTAGCCGGCGCGGTTGCTGATCATAATGCGCCTTTCGCCGGCCACGTTTCCGACCAGAAAATTGTTCACCTTGAAACCATAGATGTCCTGCGTCTCCCACTGCTCGTTCAGTTGCGAGTAAATGAAGACGCCATCGTTGCCGTCCGTTGAGCCGGCCAGCGGCACGGCAAGGTAGTAGCGGTTGTCTTGGTAGAGCGCCACCGCGTCTTCGATCAAGCCGGCGTTGAGAGTTTGCAGTTTGTCGGCAATCGGGTCGCTGAGAGGCTTGGTGTCGCCGCGCAGCTTGAGATCCAGTTGCGTGTCGAGCCGGTAGACGCCGCTGTCGCTCAGGAAATAGACGAAGCGCCCCGCCGTGGCGATCGTCCGGCGGGCCGAGCACCCGATCTCGTCGGTCAGCAGTTCCAGCTTCGTCACCGGCGTGTCCACCGCGAAGGCCGATCCGTCCGTCGAGGCGAACTGCCCGATGGTCGCCAGCCAGATCGACTTGCGGCAGAAGACCAGCACGGCATTGTCCACCCACGGATGGATGCCGACGATGTAGTCATTGCCGCCCTTGCCTACGCGGAACGACTGGAAGAAAGGATCGTAAAGGTCTGGGTTCAGCACGTCGGAGACCATCACGTTCTGTCTTCCGTCAGGCAGAATAATCCGGTTGTTGATGTAACTCGCCCAAGGCACGGAGCGCATTTTACGGTAGCTCGGTCCTTCGGCGGGCACGCCGGCAGCAGCACGGACAAAATCGTTGGTCGGATTGCCGTCCCAATAAAGCGGCGGCTTGACCCGGCGCACCTGCGTATTGGCGCCCGGCTCGCTGGCCGTGCCGTTGGGCACTTCAATAGCGAACCGGTCGGCGTCGATCACAGTGGCGATGCGGTATTCGTGTCCGTTGAACGCCGCCGCGGCGCCCTTCTCGATGCGCACCGTAGCGCCCTGCGGGTAGCCGTGGCCGTCCACATAGACCGTGGCTACTGTGCCCGCCACGACAATGCCTTCGCCACTAGTAAAATTGGTGCCCCAGCCGGGTTGGTTGCGGTCGGCCTCGCGGAAGAGATACACGCGGTCCAGCGCCTGTAGCATGGACACCTTGTCGTTCGGCTCGATGGTCTCGTCCGGAGAGGTCGGCAGGTTCAGCTCTCCGGGCAGCGCCACGACCAGCAATTCGTCATTGGTATCGGTGACGAGGTTGTCCGTGGCGCTCACCGCCAGCACCGCCGCCGCGCCGGCCGAGTTGATGTCCAAGGCGCTGTCGGTGATATAAGTGAAAACGTTGTCCGGGCCCGCCAGCAGCGCCGCCTCTGTGCCGATGCTCTCCTCCGGCAGCAGCATCATGGTTGAGGTAAAAATGCCGCCGCTGTAAACGGCGCGGACAATCGGTGCGTTCGGCGCGGGCGTCAAGATAAACGGCACCGTCAGCGGCGTTCCGCTCACCGAGATGTCGCTGGCCAGCCGCTTGGCACCCTTGCGCGTCTGCGCCGTCCCGCGCTCCAGTCGCATATTCACGCTTTCCTGCAACATGCCCGGCGGTAAGGTCAGCGGATTAAGGCGCGAGGCGAAACCGAGGAACCCTCGGTCGCCGTCACGCTGCACTGGACTTTCTAATGCCATTAAGCGGTGACTGCCTTGATGACGGCAAAGTTGATGACCGGCGCGTCGGTTGCCGTGCCCACAATGCTACGAAAGTTGATGTTGAAAGAACCTGCGGCCACGGCCGTCACGACGAACTCGTAGGGATTGGTGCCGCTGCGCTGGTTCAAGATGACAACGTCGTTAATGGCCACCGTGGAGTTGTTGACCGTAAAGGTCGCCGCCGTGGTCGAGCCTGCTGCGCTGAACATCGTGATGCTGCCGCAGATGTCGTCAATCTGAACGGCGGTCGTGCGGCTGGTTGCTTGCGTTACTGTCCCGCCCGCTCCTGTGGTATAGCCAATGCCGCCGGTGCCGCTGCTTGTCACCGCACCCGTGGCGGCCACCGAAGCGGCGGTCACGGCACCAGTGGCGGCCACCGAAGCGGCGGTCACGGCACCAGTGGCGGCCACCGAAGCGGCGGTCACGGCACCAGTGGCGGCCAAAGAGGCCACGCCGGTCGCGCCAGCCGTGATGGCGCCGCAGGTCAACGCACCAGCGCTCAGATTGAGCGGAGTATCGCCAGCGCCAGAGGCGATGAGGCCGACCTCTTGCAAGCTGTCGAGTAGATCCGCCGTGACTGCCGGTTGATCTACCGGCGCAGCATTCCAGAATCCGAGCAGCTGGTTGGTCGCCGTGCCGATGCGGGTGGCGACAGCGCTGCTCAGGGCGTTGTTTTGCCCAGCACGAACGCAGTCGCCCTTGAGCTGTCCGGCCGTAACCTTTTTGGTCACGCCGCTGTCGTCAATGACGAGGTTGTCGCTGTCGTCCGGTGTGGCGCCGAGCGCGGTGAGTTGTCCGATTGTTTTTGCCATAGTCGTTGATTAGTTAAGTGCTGCCCTCAGCCTGCTTTTGAACCGCGCCGCGTCGGCGGGGCTGATGTCGTTCTTGCGGTTGGGGGCGATTTGCTGGTGGGTGACGATGCGGCTCATCGGGATGTGCCACTTCTTCATTCGCGGGATGATGTATTGGATGGCGCTGTCCATCGCCGCTTCACCAAGCGGGTCGCTGTAGGTGTCGCCGTCCCATGCCACGCCGAGGGAATAGCTGTTGCAATCCGGCACGCCTTGCCAGCCAGACAGACCTGCATGCCAGCAGCGGGCCGTGTCGTCGGCGAGGACGGTGCGGTTGCCGTTTCTGGCGATGATGACGTGGTAGGACACTTTGCTCTCAGGGTTCATGCACCAAGAGACGGAGCCGTTATAGCTGCCGCTGGTATGGTGCAACACGATCATGGTCGGGGTTATGGGGCGTCCGCTTTTGTTCGGGGTGTTGAGACGGCGCTCGTCGTAGGCTTTGCTCGCGGCGGGTGTGGAGACGGTTGTGGATTCTAATGGCAAGCTCGGCGAGGCTGGCGCTGGGCCAGTCGCGGACGGCTTTCCAAACAGTCTCTTGATCCACTTCCACATGATTACGCAGCCATGCGCCTATTGTTTGTAGGTGCCTTGGCCATAAAGTTGAGCATGTCCAACACGGATGATTTGTCTTTGGACATATTGAACAGATCGTTGATGTTTTCGTTCTGACCTCGATACATTTTTAGGAAACGATTTAGGTCTTCTTCGGTCACTGTCTTGTTTGGCTGGAAGCCTGCGGCCTCTCTTAACACCATGACGCGGGCATGCACCTCGTCAGGACTGGCGAAGTATTCATATTTGTCCTTGTAGACACCCTGCTGCTGGTCCCTCGGCTTGATTTCGTTTTTTACGATGTCTTTGTGAATCGTCCGCATGTATCCACCGCCAAGCCCACGCATGTTAGCCGCATGTGTCAGCTCATGCAGTGGAGTGAATGGATCGGCGTTGGGAGTCATTAGGATTCGGTTTTGATCCGTGATGTATTGCCCTTTAATTCTTGGGTCGCCGTCGATCTGGCTAACGATCTTCATGTCCGGCGTTGCCTGCAAATTTGACATTATGTGCGGCCTGTCCTTGTCGAAAGCCTCGGCAATGTATGGGTCGGTAATCTTTCTGCGCCCATACCAATCCCGCAAAAACGCCATGGCGGCTGGCGCTTGCTCTTGCAGCAACGCTTGGCCCAAGACCTTTGGTTTTGCAGGATCTGGCATTTGCTTACTTCGCGTATCCCTTGGTGCTCGGGGTGACCGTGACCGTGGCCTGTTGCTTGAGGAAGTCGTAGCCGACCGTGACGCAGCTCGTTGTCGCCAGAGCGACAACGCAGAGGGCTGAGACTTGAGTTAGAGACTTGAGTGAAGGGCACCGGCGGGTCCGGAGGCCCCGCCCTACCTTGTTACTCAGGTTTCCAGTTTCAGGTTTCATCCTTTTCTTACAGGCGGGCGTTGTTGTCTTTGGCGACGATCAATCCCCAACCGGCGAGCAGGCTCGCGGCGACGAGGCCGATGTCCGGCACTTGGCCGTTGGCCAGAAATTCGCGTCCGGCGGTGCTGAGTGATGCGATGATAGTGAGAACCCCCAAGAGGCTCGTTTTCCAGTTTCTCATTTCTTTAGTTCTTTCTGTTTCTTTCTGATGTCGTGCAGGACGCTTATGAGCGTGGCCAGTCCGACCAAAATTCCTATGATAAGTCCGCCGATACGGAGGGTTGCTTCCAAGTGGGGCAACATGCTGAACACCGAGGAACCGATGGACGTGGCCGTGCCGATGACGCCTTTTTCAGTCGTGCTGAAGTTGTGATGAAAATACGACAGGCTCATCGTCCGGCTCCTCAATGCGGTTACTTCAAGTAAGCGAGCACAGCACCGGCGTGCAATTTGATCGTGGTGAAGATGCCGTCGATCGTCGTGCCGGATGGGATGGCGGTGGCGCTGCCACTGGTCAGGTTGGCGATGCCGGTGCTGTTGCCGGTGAGGACTTCGAATTTGGTGGCGTTGTCCAGGCTGTCGATGCTGACGAATTCG